CCCGTGCCGAGTGAGCGCCACGCGCCGAATGAGCTTGCGATACATCATGTTTCGCTCGCCGTCGTCGAGCGTCGGCCACTCCTCGACTGTGCCGACGACGAGCGGTATGAACTCGGCGCGGTCGGGCAGCGGGGCGGTTTCCGGGATGCTGTCGAGGGTGGCTTGTGCCTCTGCCCGCTTGCGTCGGATCACGTTTGCGGCTTCCTCGTACTCCCCTTCCTCCCACTCGTCCGGGTCGGCCGCGTGTTCAGCACGGAGCCGCGCGAGGGCCTGGCGCTGCTTGTCGACTTCGGCCTGTGCCCGTGCGCGGGCCCGCATATTGGCGGCCTCTTCCTCGGCGAGGTTCCGCTCGGGAGTGTGCTCGGTGGGCGGGGCGTTGTCGATGCCTGCGGCGGCTTCGCGTTTGAGCCAGCGGAATACCTCGCGCTCGACGATATGGCGCGGTACGAGAACGCCCACGCACGCGGTCGCTCCGCTCTTGGCGCGGAGGCTGCACCGGTAGGCCCATCCAGGCACGTTGGCGCCGTCACGGCGTGCGGCGTTAAGGCTGGTCCCGAGTCGGCACGCTGAGCATTTGGCAAGTCCGGTGAGTTCGTAGATGCCGACCCGGGAGCGCGGCGCGGTCGCGCGTACCTCTTTGCGCCGCTGCTGGTAGGCATCCCACAGGCCGTAGTCGATGAGTTCCTTTTGAGCACCCTGGATGTGGACGCGGTTGCGGCACTTGCCGTCAGTCTTGCGGCATCGGCACTCAGGGTTGTGGACGATGAGCAGACCCGCGGGAAAGCCTGAGTCCATGTACCGGCTGAGGGTTTCCGTACTCCACAGTGATCCTTGGGTGGTGCGGTGTCCGGCGCGGTTCAGCATGCCGCACAGCGTGTTGAATCCCGTTCCTGCGATGTACGCGCGGTAGAGGTCGGCGACGGCTGGCCCGATGTCTTCCTGGGGCTCGTACCGCTCTTTCTGTAGCTTCCCCGTCGTCTCGTCGTAGCGGCGGTGCCACTCGTACCCGAAACGCTTCCGGCCCTGCGCGGGCAAGTGGAGTTTGTACTTGCGGTGGTCGTGCGTCTCTCGCCACTGCTCGCCGGCGCGGTCGCTCTCGAACGCCCCGAATTCGAGGATCATGCCGCGCTGGAACCGGCCGATGGCGGTCGAGGCGTCGACGGGTTCTGTCGCGGATTCCAGCTCTCCGCCTGCCTCTTGGAGGCGGGCGAGGTTCATCGCGTTGCCGGTGCGGTCGCGGCCGAACCGGGAGTAGCGCCATACGGCGACGCCGCGGACTTCGCCGCCCTCGACGCGCTCGATGCACTGCATGATCTTGCGTTTGAAGTGTCGGCCGGACACGTCGAGGTCTTCGACCCATCCGACGATGCGGCGCCCTGTGCGGCGGGCCCACTGGGTGATCGCGTCCCGCTGTAGCTCGGGACTGATCTTTTCTTCCTTCCACGTACTGACGCGGATGTAACCGAGCCACGGCTCGCCCTCAGTGTCGGGCGAGCCGCGGAAGGTGTCGGGCAGTTGTGGTGTGGTCACAACGCTTTCCGTTCCGGTAACTGGCTGATCGGGAACAAGGCAATGACGTTGTCCGCCTCCTCTGCGGCGGCGCGATGTCCGGGCCCTGTCGGCGCGGTGCTTGCCTGGTCGAGCAGGCCGCGGGCCACGTGGTCGAGGGCGAGGCGGTAGCCGGCGGTGTGTGCGTCGGCGAGCTGGTCGTCTTGGGCGCGGTGCTCGCCGCGGAGTGCGTTGATGACGACCAGTGGGACGGCAACGACCGTGAGGAAGAACCCGCAACTCATGACGTCATCGTTTACGCCAAGCAAGCCGATGATGCCGAAGGCCAACCCGGTTCCGAGCAGGCCGTAAGCGAGGTGCGGGGTGTGGTGCTGATTCACGGTTGCGGTCCCTCCAACTTTGTGGGGCGTTAGTGCTCGGCGATCTGCTCGCCGTCTTCGGGGGGTGGCTGACGTTGCAGTGTCTCGGCCATAGACACAAAGAGTCGTTTGGCCTGCTCGTCGACGATGCCGAGAGCTGCGGCGGCTTCTTGTGGCGTTATGCGGCGCGCTCCGGGCTGTGGGTCCTGGACAGCGCGCAGTTCGGATCGATCAATGACGCCGGCGCGTACAAGGATGTCGCCGAGTGGATGTCGTAGGAATTGGGCTAGTTGGGTGAGGATGTTGATGTCTGTGATGGTTCGGCCGTCTGGGTCGAGCATGCGACTGATGGTCGGCCGGCTGATGTTCGAATCTCTCGAAAAGTTGCCCTTGCCTCCGCTGCGCTGCCCGGAGAGGTCGTAGCCGCGGCGTACTAGTTCGGCGTGCAGCCACTCGGCAAACGCTGCGTTCTCTCTAGGACGTTCATTTTTCACCCCTGAAATGTAGCGCGGAGGGGTGCGCTCCGGGAGTGAGGGTTTCGGGCACTTCTTCGCTTGCCTGCATGTGGCACCTACGAGCGCTTATCTGCGGGTTTGCTTCGAACAGATGTCCGATTGTGGTCGCGCAATCGCTCTGTGTCAACGGCATATGCGGCGACCACACGAACACACAACTTTCACATCAGAAACTTAGGTGATAGCGTTCTTTCCAGAACGAACACGGTTCCGTTCAGAAAGGAACGCGCCCATGTACGACCGAACAACCCTGCGTGCAGCCGCCGGCGCCATCGGCGACGACCGGTACATAGACCTCGCGACGCGGCTGAAAGTTGCCCCCGCGACGGCATGGCGTTTGTGGACGGGCAAGACCGCGCCGTCCTCGCACATAGCCGCGAAGGTCGAGGCCGCCTACGGCCTCCCCGCGTCCCGCCTGCTCGTCCCCGCCGCGACCGCGCCGGCCGCCCTGTGAGCGCCCCCGTGATCAGCCGCGAGCAGGCCTACGCCGACGCCCGCGCCGTCCTCGACAGGGCCCGAGCCCGCCGCGACCGCGACCGCGCCGCCGGCCGCCTCGCCCCTGAAATCGAACTGGTGTGCCGACGCCTCGACCGCGCCGCCCGCACCGCCACGCCCCACCGCGCCGCCGCCTGAAACACAGCAGGGCCGCCCCGGATGCGACCCGGAACGGCCCACACGCCCACCACAGAAAGGAACTGGACGTGACCCCCGACTCTATCGCCCCGCAACTCTCCGCCGACGGGACCGCCGTACGCCTCCCCCTCACGGACCGCGTGGCCCCCCTGCTCGACGAGCTCGCCCTCGCCTACGCCGAGGACCCCGCCACGGTCGGAACGCTGCTGCTCGCCCACGGCGCCGCGGTCGTCTGCCTCGACTACGCGGTGTGCAGCGACGACACACCCGACTACGTCCGCGCCATCCGTGCCGCCGAGGCCGACGGCACCCGCGACGCCCTCACCAAGGGACTCCCCGCCGCCGTCCACGTCGACCCGCTCATGTCCCCGCACGACGCGATCACCCTCGGCACGCGCCTTACGAAGTCGGCCGCCGCCATCCGCAACTCGCAGAACAGGAACCGCGCATGAACGCCGCCCCCGTTATGTCGATGGCCGACGCCGTCGCCGCAGTCGAACTGACGTACGAGCCCGCCCCGACCGGTGCCGCGCCCGCGGACACCCCGCGCCTCTTCGCGGCGATCAACTCCGTGATGCGCGACACGATGCCCGTCGGCAAGAACCAGCAGAACACCCAGCAGAACTACAAGTTCCGCGGCATCGACGACGTCATGTCCGCCATGGCTGGCCCGATGCGCACTCACGGTGTGTTCATCCTGCCGAACGTCGCCTCCCACCGGCAGGAGCGCCGCGGCGAGAAGATGACGCACACCACGATCAAGATGCGGTATCGCATTTACGGGCCCGCGGGTGACTGCCTTGTTGCGGAAGTCCCGGGCGAGGCATCCGACTTCGCGGACAAGAGCACCAACAAGGCCCAGTCCGCGGCCCTCAAATACCTTCTCTTCACTCTGTTCATGCTGCCCGTGGACGGCCGCAGCATCGACGACGGCGACCGAGATCACCCCGTCGAGCCGCCCGCCGAGCACCGCGCCGAGCGCCAGCAGCGCCAGCAGCAGCGCCGCCAGCAGGGACAGCAGCGCCAGCAGCAGCCGCGCCGCAGCGACCGTGCCGAGTCCGGCCCGTGGGAGCAGCAGCCACAGCAGCAGACACCGCGCCGTGACTTCCTCGCCGAGGCGATGAAGGCGCCGGACCGCGCCACGTTCGACCAGGTACGCGCCGCCGCCGTCAAGGCCGGCGCCCCCGCCGACTACCTCGACCGCATCGACGCCGTGGCACGGCAGAAGGCCAACGCCGCCAACCAGCCGCAGCGCCAGCGCGACCCCGAGCCGGGCGACCAGCCGCAGCAGGACAAGCAGCAGGCGCCGCCGAGCACCGCGCAGGCCGCCGCCGAGCGCTCCGCCGCACTGAGCGAGATGTACGCCGCGGGCAAGACCGCCGGATGCCGCAACCGCGCCGAGGTCGACACGCTGCTCGCCAGTAAGTACCA